GATTTCTTACCACCTTCCGTACTCAACAGATCAATACTGAACAATGCTTCTCTCGTTTCGGGATCTACCGTACTAGGTAACAGAATACCAGACTGAGTATTCATCTGAAGATTTCTGATAATAGCCTTAAACTGTTCAAAGATGATTTTCTGTTCAGGACTAGCATCCTCCGACATATACTGTGCAGGAATTTTCAGAACAGGAATACCTTGAAGGTCTTTAGCTACACCAGCAGCTTCTAGTTCTTCAAATGCACACTTAATCTTCCATGCCTTATGCACGCTCACAAGAGGGGAGATGGAGGATGGTGAATCTCCCTTCACCTTGTTTCGGAACAGAAGAAACTTCTCTCTCCGAATCTCAACGTAATTGTTGCCATCCGAGCTGGCAATCAAGGAATTACCCTGACCAAATCCTGTTGGCTTATTCTTATACTGAACAACGTGGGTGAGCTTACGCCCATACTTCTCATCCCACTTCCATCCAAGGATAGTCTTGTGGTCAATGAGAGGAAGGGCAGCCAGACCAATCTTTCCATCGTTGAATTTTGAGCCAGATGAAGAACGTCTAGTTCTAAACACTTTCTCAATAGCACTAAAGCCGTAACGGTTGAAGGTTACGGCCTGAGCAATGAAGTCATTGAAAGAGTGTTCCATATCCTCAAACAAACATTGTCTAAGGAATTCAGCGTCTTCTTTAAGTTCTTCTTCATACCCTTCGGGAATCACCACAGACCAAGGAACTCTCACTAGGGAAGTCTCCACCATCTCAAGAGCTGGTTGGATATCTTGGTCTTCTGCCATACAATCGAATGTATGGATTGATTTAGGAAACTGAAGGTCACGTTTACAATTCTCTAGGATTTCACCACCAAGAGTGATAGTTCCTGAGAACGATTGACGTGAGAGATGGATACGAGGAATTGATGTTGTTTGATTTTCGTTAGAAGCTGAGGCTTCATTTGAAGCAGCGATAGCTGTTTCTTCGGGCATCAAAGCCTCCTTTAGTAGTTAAAATGGGAGTGAGGATGATTTAGTGAAGGATGTGGAGTTCATACCCAGAGACAGCTTAGGGGCTGATTTCTTTTGCATAAGAATACCAACAGCATCGCTCAGACTATCGACGAGATCATCGTGTACTTGACCTGTGTTTCGTTTACCCGTAAATTGTTCAAGCTCGTTGTAAAAGAACCCCAAATCACCAGTAATATTGTTCTCATAATCATAGCCGCAATTCTTTAGAATTTGCATTGAGCCATTTTCAATGATAGACGCCACTGGCCTAAACCTATCAACCTTTCTAGTTGAAGACTTCATCTGCCTAACAAAGTAACCAGCCTCGCTGATTTCAGTGGTCAGCGTTTTGTTTGCAAACCTCGCTGCTGCACCCGGATCAAGAGGAATTACAATATCCACACGACTACCATCTCTCTCGGCGTTATCCAGAATAAACTTTTTCCACTCTCCGGGCCGGATTCTGATACGCTGAATTTCGTGGATAAAATAATCTCCGCTTTTTAGTCTGCTGCACTTGCACGACACCGTGTAGTCGGGATCATACCTGACCGCCTCACTCTTTAAAGTGGAAGCAAAGTCATACGCTCTGACTGTCGCCGCAATGTCCTTCTCTGCAGGCTCTATATCGCACTCAATGAAACTTTCTCGTCGAACCATACCCTCAGACATTGGTCGAGCTTCCCACGAGCCGTGGAGAAGAATTTCTCGCTCAACTCGGGGCATACCTTCAAGGTAGGCGATGTAGCTGCCATCAATGTATTTATTATCGTACACCGATGCAGAAATAAACGAAAACGAAAGGGGTTTGATTTGCAACCTGTCATCTTCAGGGAGCAAATTACCATCTGAATCTCTTTTGCCGTGCAGATTAAACATATCTTCACGGCTGTCGGCCCATATCATTTCGTTATTGATTCTGATAAACCAACGAACCCTACCTTGTCTTGAAGGATCGGGTCTTCCGAACTCTTCGTGACCCTCTGGATACAGGTAATAAGATATCCACTTCTTAACCCAAGAATCTGGGTCAGGGTTCATTGTGGCCCTGCAAACGGGCTTCATTTCTGCTTTAGTACGAAGACGGGATAAAGTGTAGAGAAACTGACTTTCCTCAAATTGGCAAAGTTCATCTAGAACTGCGCTGCACAATTGAGAACCTTGGAAGTTGTCGGTGTCATCAACCCTTTCAAAGTGTGTAAAGGATACTTCAGCCTTCTTTTCGATATCCTTTACAGGCCCGAAAGAAATTTTCATATCCTTGTTCCTGATTCGTGCGTCAGGATCATATTCTTTATACAACGCTTTTGCTTCATCCCAGATAGCACCAGCTTTAGTAAGCATTGGTGTAGTTCTACGGATGATAATTCCTTTGTAGTGAGGGATATGGACATACTTCATATGGTGCATAAGTGCAGCATACGAATTATGTGTGACGATAAAATCACTAGTCACGAACAAGTGATTTCCAGTTACGGAAATACAAGTCGCTTCACCTTTACCAACGAAGTCAATTCTTTCAATTCTATTTCCAACTTCTTTTCTCACAGTGCGGGATTTCTTTCTGTTTAGTCTAAAAAGCTTTTCTTGATTAAGTCCTCGAATATACAAAGAGTAAACATCTTTACAGGTGATGTACTCCCCATCCTTTTTGTATCCGGCCTTTCTTCTTGAGACTGTAACAGTGAACCCTAAACTGTTCAGAATGTTTTTTACGTCTGAACACAGCTTTTCACTGATCGTGTAGAAGTATGTCTTACCATCTTTTGAAACGTAACCATCAGAATCCATTAAACCTTGGATCAAGGAGAACCTTTCATCAATGGATGCATTTAAATAATCTTCAGGGATAAACTTATCAATACTAGACTTCATATAAAGTCCGTAATCAATAAGCTGTTTCTTAACATTATCAACCCTGTAGGCGATCCCAGCACCGGACTGCCAATGCTTTGTAGGATATCCTTCCATATTAACAGTGGCTACAATTTCTGGATCGGCAGTTGTGAAAGAGATGCAATCCCCTCGAAGACACCCATCGCCAAGCAGTATACCCAGAGTGTACGGTTTGATTTTCAGTTCGCGCTTAGAGCTAAACTCAAGAGGCTCAACCAGCTCTACAATTGGCAGACTCTTTCTACCCTTACGGGTAAGCTGCTGATCGACGTACCTCTTAATTTCAAGAGTTGGTTGTACTAGTTTCCTAGTACCTTGACCTGCCTTGTGAAACCTCCAAAGGTGGTTTCCACAGCACTTTATTTTCCGTCCGTCTTGAAATAGTACCTCATAAATGTCCACTTCACCTTGAGGGAAGACGTTAGTCACTTCCTGAATAGAGTTATCAGGAGCAACAATTTTCATACCCACAAAAGAGTCTTCAATATTTACAAAACCAGAAGGTGTAAGAACCTTCTCCCCGTGAAGGAGAGCCTTTCCCCCACCGGCTTGTCCGCCGTAGAAGATAATGTCTACTTCTTCACCTTCATCTGTAGCATACTTACTTCTTTTACCTGTGCCATCTCGCAGAGTTAGAAATAGTTGCTGAGGATAACTTGCCGGGGCAATTGCTTTACTCATTTTAGTATCACCTGCTTGATTCAATAGGTGTCAGCTATCCTAGCGAGCAGGCACTAGGAAAGGCTTGCAATCCTTTATCGCTGACATATTTAGATTATCTTTTGGCGTTACTTACAGGATATATAAATAACGTATGCAGACCAACCAATTCTTTGGTCTGTAGCTTGGCGGAAGGTGAGCGAGTCGAACGCTCAAGGCCGGGTTTCAAGACATTTTCGTCTCCATTCGATTTGACCTTCCAGAAATAAAAACCCTCGCAATTTGAGCATCGCACTTTCGTGCCAGCAGACAGCTATCCAGCCACCTTCTAGGCTTGGAGGGGAGATCAAAGATACCCTTTCAATCAATGTCTTTAGACATTTACGTTATATGTGCTATATTCTATCACTTTAATCGTATGTGTCAATACCCATTGTATCTTTATAACGTAATATTACTACATTTTATTGAATTATTGAAGAAAGCCTCTGTATTTCAAGAGGCTTCTCTCACATCTCTTAGCTCAATTCCAACCACTTCACAATTGTACGAGAGCTAGTGTTGCCCTAGTTATTCTTCCCAAACAACCTTAAGCACTTCTTTCTTTGTTTCACAAGCGTCGATTAGTTTGTGTAGTCTGCACTCTTTACTGAAGCAGTCTTGAACGTGTCTCCCAACAATCTTAGCCATCTCAAACAGATGATCTTTAGACACCTTAGTCCAACTTCCATCGGACGATTTCCAATCCACTTCTGTAATTTCAGGATCAAACTGCACCAGACTAAAAGCATTACCGAGCATAACTTGAGTGGTACGATCTGTATCGTAGAATACCCCGTCAAGGGTTTTACCAGAGACTTCCTCTTGATACCTAGACTCAGTGATACGTTGCTTTTGTAGTGCTTTACACCCCTCAAGATCATTCACTAATGTGTCACTGTAGTACAGGCGATCTCCGTAGTAGATTTCATTGTTAAGGCTGTTTCTATAGTATTTCATAAAACCTCACTTTACGGAGTCTGATAGGCCAATTTGTAGTTACCTGCGTTCACAGTGCGGAAAGTTACACTATCGGGATACCAGCGAATCTCTACTTGGGCCTCAGTCTGCTTTAGCCAAGCCGCAATGAAGTTCACGTTCATCGTAAACGTATCAATTGACGCAACGTCAGATACCGGGTCGTCAACATACAGAGCATATGCGTACTGGATTTGATCTGGTTGCCCGCCGAAGAATGTATTCCACTGTGCAGTAGTGATTGCGTTGTGCGCCGCAGGGGTCATTCCTGCCGCGATGATGGTGCTTACTGATGCGGTGTCGTTGCTCAGGTCGGAGCTAATAACCACCCATGCAGTGCCATTCCATGCAAACCAATCTGTCCCATTTCTGCTTACCGCAATCCTCACCTTGCCATTTCCGACCTGTGTCGCAGTGATAGTAGCAGAGTTGACTTGGCTGTGTGAGCGGAGGCTGGTTGGGGTGGATTGTATTGCGATCTGTGCGTACGGCGTGTAGGTCACAACAGCGTTCGCGCCGCTTGTCGGTGTTACCAGTTTAAAGCTATCCACTGGATAGTTATTCAGGTTTCCTAAGAACTCCGTAAACCCATTTACTTCAAAGTCTGAAGCGGTTGACGGTGCGGGAACTTGTGTAAGTGTACCGGCAGACGCCGTGTACCAGATACCATTATTTTCTAATAGCGACGGAGTTGGAGCCCCAAAAAACCTCAGTTCCTCCAATGAGGGCTGACTTGACGTGCATTGTGTTATGTTGAGTCTGTAATATAAATACATGCCCGGCGAAGAAATTGAGTATTCTCTGGTTAATCTACGAACGTTTCTAAGATCACCCGTTACAGAGTGTATGATCGTCCAGCTAACACCGTCATTTGAGCCTTGCATAGTCCATGATACAGGGGATTGCGTCCGATCCAAATTCATGTTGGTGAAACTGTACGCAGTGAATGTTTCCGGGGACGGTAGTTTTACTTGCAACCACCCAGTGTTTGATGTTGCTGATGCCCATCCATTTACGCCACCGCCAACACCACCCGTCCCATCGTCGAACGCCAACCACGGATGGTAACTATTATTAAGAACGGAGGATGCAGATACAACATACCCATTTTGGGAATTACTCGACATCACAGGGATTCGACTTACTGGACTCATTGCTGTTGCAATTCCAACCGTTTCAGCGCCAACTGCCCTGATCTGTGAGCTAAACCACTGGCCGTCTGCAGTCATTGGTGTAGTTGCCCCAACGTAAGGACGAACCACGCCACTCCAGATCAAGTCACTGGTCTGGCTGTACTTCGCGCTACTGCTAGCATCAAAAGTCTCCTGCGTCACAGTCTGATTGGCAAGGGCTGTTTCTTCTCGAAGTGCGTAGGCATCAAACCCGTAGCTGGACTGAGTATTCGGCAGATTGAACGCATGCACTTGTCCAGCAAGTGAACCATTACGAGTCTGCACTGCGTACCCGCCACCACCGCCTCCGGATGCAGAGATCGTGGTCTTTCCGGTGCCATCGTTGTAGGCCACGCTGACGCCAGCCCCGGCGATGATTGACCCACCGATTATATCCTCTACGGCCTCGTTGAAGTCGCTGATCTGGCTGCTCGTGTGCGAGTGCGTCTTGGGGGCGTACTGAGCATCACCCTCGGATTGCGTCAAGTATTGAGGGTGTGGATCAGCAGCGGCTTCGTGAGCTGACAACAGTGCTGCTGCGGTGCCAGCAGGATCACCACCCGTGCCTCCACTACCAATCGGCGCATACTTCGAGTCAGCTTCAGTTTCAGTTAGATATTGGGGGTGTGGGTCTGCTTCTGCCTCGTGTTGAACGATAGCCGCACTGGCAGCCCCGGCTGAATCAGCGCCTAAGTCTTCAGGAGACAATACTACAACACCTGTCTTCCCATTAACTGAATCTACAGCACTACCTAACCCCTTAATTGTAATAGACATTCTTAAGCTCCTTGAATATTCACGGGGCCGTCACCACGAAGCCAAACCCTTTCTTCTCCTGCTGAAATAGTTGCTACAGCAGCCATATCTGGAGGAATACCGAAACCTTCAAAGTCATCTGCAGGCTTTGTGTTTGTGATTGCAACAAATACTGGCTGGTGAGTTTGATTCTGGATATCAATAGCTGCACCTACAGGAAGTCCGGACAGTGTGTTTGCATCCTGCCACTCGTAGTCAACGAGCCTAATGCTTGGGAGAGTGTTTGCCATACGTTACTTCACCTCTTTGTTATTCGTTCAGTTGTTAGATATTCTCAGCGAGCTTCAGGTGTTCTCGAAAAGCTTCAGGTATTGAGAAGTCATTTTATTACGGTCACGACCAGTGATACCACAAGCCTTCATCAGACTACGGAAAGTGAGCCAGCTCAGAGAGCTAACGTATTCCTTGTCAAACTTCATATGTTTAGCTTGAAGCGGCATAGCTCGGATAAACGGTTGACTCTGCTCAACTTCTTCTTCCCACTTGTTGATATCAATCTGCTTTACAAGGCGTACACTCAGGACAATATCTTTAAGGTGAGGGAAGGATGCTTTGTCAGGATAGAAACCTTTGTTGCAAAGATCAGCAACACACTCCATAAAAGTAACAGAGTTGTGGCACTCAACATCCACATACTGAGGAACTTTCAGATCATCAAGAGTATGTTCAGTGTTGCCAAAATTAGCTACGTTCTCTTTAACTTCGTTTTTCACTTCAGACATTTTGTTTCCTTAGTATATTGAATAGGGAATTCGGATATGGACATAGCTTCTCCTTATTGAAGCGACACGGAGTCGGCTTCTGCAATCATTGTCATAGAGAAGCGAGGGGTGTCGTCCTCTTCCGCCTGACGCTCTTCAATCTCAGACTTAACGCTTGGGTCTTTAATTCCCATAATCGCAGTTTCTTCAGCCATTGCAGCTTTAGATACAGCAATCGTTGTACTCACCACCCACTTAGCTGTTGCCACCTGCTCCTTGTCAACATCTTCACCATCAAGGCTTGAAGAAATTACTCGTAGAGCTTTAGGGTTGAGACTGAGAAGTTTCTTTTCAGTGCCACGAAGTTTTGATAACTTCTTCTTAGCTTCTTTCTGCTCAGGGCTCTCCACGGGGCGTCCCATCAAATTCCCAGAGACTCCTTCAGACCAATTATTCTCACGCCTCTTGCTAGGCATACTTGGATCAATCTTGTTTGACATTCTCTTAGCTCCACGTTTCACTTAGAAACGACAAAAGCCCCAAGAAGGGGCTGTTTGAAGATTGTGAAGCCAGTAAGTCTTGTTCTCGCTTCACTAATGAATCATTCCCGGCAGGGGTCGAACCTGCAACCATCCGCTTAGAAGGCGGATACTCTTCCAATTGAGCTACGGGAACATTTGGTGCCGGTGATCTCAATTTGAACTGGAGACCTGCCCACTAAGCTAAACCGGCGAATTTATAAGAAAGAGCCACAGTCGAGATTATGAAAGAAATCTGTAGCTCTAAGGACAGGGATGTTATTCACCATCCCTGTCCTGACGTTTCTTCTTGATTCTACTCGGCGTCAGGAGTGTTCTTTATATGTGTACGATTCTACCACATATTACTGTATTGTCAAGAAGTCTTCAGGGATACGCATTCACTTTACGGAAAATACTACCCCTCGGGTTGCTAATGCTTTCGTGTGCATACTCAAACACGAAAGACTTCCTGCTATCACTTTCACTGTGACAAGAGTAGCAATCACCCTCATCGTTAAGAAGGTCTCCACACTTAGAACAAACATCTTCTCTATCAATCAGAATCTTTTCATAAATTTCGTAGGACATACGTTAGTCACCTCACCTCTTGTTGTTGTTATTGGCTGGATTGGATTTAACACACCGTTGGTGTAATTGGTTGCCTATATCCTACTTCCGTTATTCTGATTTGTCAAGCCTTAATTCTTGCTAACAGGGTTAGAGATATTATTAGGAAATATGGCACAGAAACTTCGATCTACTCCTTACCCAAGCAACCTTACTACTCAGAGCAAAGAACCCGTTTCTGCACCATATAACACGAGTATTTAGCTGTTTTACCGTTCCGCTTTGTTGTTACGTTGAATGTGGAGCTAATGTACGCCAATGAGTTATCGCGTGTCAACAGGAAATTTGCAAAGCGGTGGACGGTAAACGTCCGTACATTCAGGCTTGACGCGAGGGAGGTTGGAGGCTAGTATTGGTGCCTGTGGAGAAATTCTGATTGAGCCTAAATGGCTGGAGCCTTAGTGCCACGCGGGTTTCAGCGTTTTACGTGTCTTATATGGAGGTGATGGGTGGTTGAGTGGGCTGAGGAGGATTGGGTACAACTAGAGAAACAGGAGAACGAATGTGCATTCTCTGCTCTAGATTTGTATAAGGTTAGTGTAATTCCTAATAGTAAGTTGTTGTGTTATAAGATTAAAGTACCAAGGTATGTTATCTCAAAGACTATGGGATTTAAGTACAGCGATAGGACAACATTAAATTGTGTTATCTACAATCTAATCTCCTGTCTCCGTAAAGAATGTAGGTTGGTGTATAGTAGGATGAATGTATCATCATCTAACCACAAAGGGATATCAACACGTAAAGTAAAGAAATGTGTTGACTGGTTAGAGAAAGAAGGTTATATTACCAATCACATTGGTGTCGCATCTAAGAGAGTGGAGAATCGAGTGCCTAGCTATATGGAACCAACTGATAAGCTAAAGCAAATGTGGGAAGAAGAGAAGCAACGTCTTCGCGCTGAACTAGACTACCTAGAGCAGGCTGATGCTATTGAGCTTCGTGATGAAGAAAAGAATAAAATTGATTACCGCAGTAACAAAGCTATTGCACATATGACTAATGTTGTCCGTAGCCTGAACAAAGTAAACGAGAAGGCTGTTGTGGTAGATCGTAATGGTGATCGTATCACTAACATTTACTGTCGTGTGTTCAATGAGACATTTGAATATGGCGGTCGTTTCTACCGTGCTGACATCCTCGGTATCAAGAACAAAGAAGATAACTCGCGTCTTGATATTAAGATTGATGGTGAACAGGTAGTTGAGGTTGACTTTAGTAACCTACACTTCCGCATTGCAGCAGCTCTGGAAGGCATTGAAACTGATGACCTTCCTCTGGATGTTTACTCCGGTATGCTGGAAGATGAGAATAACAAAGTTGATCGTGCAATTGTGAAGATTGCAGTAAATATGATGTTCAATTGCAAGGACGAAGGAACTGCACAGAAAGCAATCCAAGGTGAGATTAATAGTCTCAGTAAAGAAGCTAAATCAAAATACACTCTTGGTAATGCTCGCTCTGTGATGGCACTAATCAATGAGACATACCCTGACTTCTTTGATCTGTTCTGTAATAGTAATAGCTTTGGTCGCATACTACAGAAACACGATAGCCACTTAGCCAGCGACATTCTTGAGGTGTTTATTGAGAAGGAAATTCCGTGTCTGCCGGTGCATGACAGCTTTGTTGTTCAGATGAAGTATATGGATGTTCTGTGTGACGCTATGGGCGATTGCTTCCGTAAACGATTTGGGGTAGATGATCCTGTACCTGTTGGTATCAAGTGGCGCGATGATCTTGGCAACGTAATTGAGAAAAAGGTGAACGTATGACCCTAGTTAATTGCGACTACTGTGGTGGAACTGGTGTCTGCCCTGATGAAGAATATGAACCAGCAGATTGTGGTATCTGCGAAGGCACTGGTTGTGTAGAGAAAGAACTAGACGTATGTGTTTGTGCAGGTCGGGAACCATTCGAGTGTTACTGCGGGTTTGACGGTAATATAGATTTTGAGGAATTGTGTGAGTAATGGGAAGAGAACCACAGACACACCAAATCCATCACTTTGTGTGCAGAAAGCCCTTGACGTGACAATGTTCCTGTGAGACTATACCTCCACCAAAACGAAGGAGGTGTACAGTGAAGCTAGAAAATCTCACTATTGTGTTTGAGAACTGCGAAGAAGTGGTAGTCCCTGCATCTGCAATCGTGTATATGCACTTTGGTAAGGTGAGTGAAAACTACTACTTTGATCGTGGCGATCTGAAGGTTTGTAAAGTGATTCACAAGCTCAGCATTGGCATTGATTGGCCTGTTGCTGATACTCTTGTCACGTCCCTGGATAAATCTTTCCTTGACAGACTTATGGAATACAAGGATATTGCACAACTGGTAGCCAAGTATTCAGATGGAAGTACCCAACTATTTGTGTGCAACTTTGAACAAACTTCAGATGGTTTGGAGAATAAGAACCAAGTAGTGAGAAGTAGTGGTAATGATCTTGTTTGCATTTCTGTGAAGGAATAACGTAGGAGGTGGTTGGTGACTGTATTCTTTATTAGTGACACCCATTTTGGGCACAAAAACATTATCAAATACGATAATAGACCTTTTTCATCTTCTGAGGAAATGGATGAGTATCTGATTGAAGCTTGGAACAGTGTTGTTAAAGATGGAGACGATGTTTATCATCTCGGAGATTTTGCATTCCACAAGGAAAACAAGTGTATTTACATCCTTTCAAGACTTAAAGGGAATAAGCACTTGATCTATGGGAATCACTGTGGGGTGATTAAGGAATCACAGAAAATTAAGTCTATGTTTGCATCCTGCAGAGACTATCACGAGCTAAAAGTGGGTAAAGATTTATTTGTCCTCTTCCACTACCCTATCGGTGAGTGGAATAAAGGCCACAAAGGCTCTTATCATCTCCACGGGCATTGTCACGGACACTACGACTACCCGTTTAACGGTAGGATTATGGATGTTGGGGCACCCTGTATTGGCTACAAGCCTATAAGCGTAGAAGATGTTATTTATAGGCTTAAAGATAAAGAGTTTATTAGCCATCATTGAATATCTTATGAGGTAGTAATAAATGACTAAGCGAAATCAGCGTCAAGTAGTGAATGACCGTCGAGCCAAGAAGGAAGAAGTTGGTGTTCAAGAGAAAGTATTCTCCAATGTAAACACTCGTCCTCCACTCAAACCGATGAACGACAAACAGAAAGACTATATCAGTGCAATTAATCACTGTCCGGTTGTTATTTCAATAGGTGTTTGGGGATCAAGTAAAAGTTTTATCCCCGCAACTATTGCAGCAGATTGGTTGATGGACAAGAAGATTAAGAAAGTGATTATTGCTCGTCCAGCAGAAGGTAAGGGTAAGACTGTGGGCTTGCTACCCGGCAGTCTAAATGAAAAGTTGGAAGTGTGGACAGCTCCCATCACAGACACAATGAAAGAGCGTATGGGTGGTAGTCATTTCCAAGCTATGCTTGAGAATGGAAAGATTCAGCTAATGGCACTGGAACACCTGAAGGGTCGTAGCTGGGATGATTGTCTTGTTCTAATTGACGAGGCTGAAGATATTGACCCTGAAGTTGCAAAGAGCCTTGTTGGGCGGCAAGGTATTAACACAACCACTGTGATTACAGGTGACCTTGCTCAACAAGACCTTAAGCGTCACTCTGGCCTGCAACTATTACTTGACGTTGCTGAATATGCAGGAATGAATATCCCCATTATCAACTTCGATTCTTGGGACTACTGTGTTCGTTCAGAAGAAGCTAAGGCGTGGGGGATTGCCTTCCAAAAATATGAAAACCGTAACAAGGAGCTTTCCGTATGATGCAACAGATTAATAAAAATCAAGAAATCGTCTCTGCTATGCAACAAAACCGAACTTTCATCTCTGAAGTAAAAGGTAC